GGGACATACAGTATGGGGTCTTGTTTGTGGGCTGAAATGCAAGAAACAACTGGACCTGGTGATTGTGGTAATCCATATTTTCTCCAGAAGATCACACGCCCAGGTGTTGATAAAGTTGTCGAGTGCGCTATTATTGGCATTCATGGCGCTGGATCAACACACGGAAATCATTTTACCAAATTGATCGTCTTTGTTTGTGCTGATGACATGGCACTTCCTTCGCCTTTGCCTTTTAAGAACTCAGTTAAATCTGCTGTTGCAGGATCTGATTTTTCGGTCCAAGGTGCTGAGTTGAGGGCGTATGGTGATGCTGATGAGTTTGATAATAGGCGCAAGAAATTCAAGGAACTCGATGATGAGACATGCAAGTATCCAGTACCTGTCGATAAGATCATGCACCTCCCCAAAATTGATATGAAGTCGAATGGAGAGATTAAACAGCATCCCAAGTCGAAGGATATTGAGGCTCAGGCTCTCATGATGGCTGGTTCTCTCACACGTCCTGTTTCTAATTTCGCTAAGTCAACGGCTCAGTGGATTTCGGATACAATGGGTACCAAAGCCCCTAAGATCAATGACGTCTCTGCCCATCTTTATGGTACATGCCGGACAATTGATGTGTGCACTCATGAAGGAACCAGGAACTACACAGTCGCTTTGGGATCACCAGATTCTGACTGGAACATCAGTCCATTGTATGGAGATCTTAATGGTTACCAATTGTCAGCCGTGGATGAAGTCATTAAGACTAATAAGATTCCACCCTCGAAACATGTTACTGCTGTCAAAGAAGCTAAGTGTCTTAAAGGAGACTTTGAATATGATAAACTCAGTCAGAATAAACTGTTAGAGTATGACACAGCATCTATCTTGTCCGACATTATGTCTCAATCTGCCTATGATGAGAAACTTGCCGAGAAGATGTATGTTGCAGCTGACCATTACCTTGACAGTGTTTTGTCCAAAATCGATGTCACTAAAGAGATCATGAGGTTCCCAGTAGAAGAAGGCATTCCCATTAACGGGTTGGTCAGCAAGGAAGGAGTGAGGTACAAGTCGCTTGAGCCATTGGAGATGAAGACAAGCTCGGGGCCGCCATTGACCTTCATGCGTCCTGGTGTGAAAGGTAAATATGATTGGTTTACTGAGGTGAAGCATCATCCTGACGGTAGAATTGAGCGTGCTATGGGCCCAACACTTGAGTATTTTGTTGATGAATGTCGTACTAGGATGCGCAAGGGTGATCGAGTCGTCCACCAAGTTGCTTGGAAGGATGAGCCGGCAAATCCTCTTTCTGAGGGTGATAGGAAGCCCAAGCGCCCTATTTTCGTTGGACCTCTGTATTTCAGCATTCTGATGAGGGAATATCTTCTCTCAATCAACAGAACTATGGCTGCATTCCCCTTCGTTTTTCAGCAGGCTGTTGGCTTTGACTCTTCGTCTCAGCAGTGGGCCCAAGTGCGTAATTATGTTTTTGGTCGTGACTCTGCCAACAAAGTGTTTGATGGGGATTACCGGAAATTCGATCGTGGGTTGATTCAAGAAGTTACTGACGCTGTGAGGTATTTCATCATGACCCTCTGCATTAAGAGTGGGAATTATAATGAGGATGATTTGATCATCGCGAACAACATCCTCAAATGTGCTACCTCGCCTGTTGTCAATTTCGGTGGAACCATTTACAATTTCCGTAGCCTGAACACGTCTGGGAATCCACTCACCACTCAGATCAACTGTATTGCCAATAACATACTTATATGGTATGTCTTCTTGAATAAATACAACACTCTGGATTATGGTGCAGCCCATAAGCTTTACATGGACTATGTGAGGGCAATGGTGTACGGAGATGATAATATCGTTGGCAGCGTGCCGCACCCTGAGTATGGTCAGGTGATAACTTGCAATGATATGCAGGACCGTCTTGATGGAATCATTGGTTACACGGATGCGGCCAAGAATTCAATTGTTCAGCCCCACGCCCCCCACCATCAGATTACCCTTCTTGGAAGGTATTTTGTTGAAGAAGGCGGTATGGTTCTGGATAAATTTGAATTGAGTCGTTTGTGGCGCATGCTCTTGATGTATAGGCACCGTTCCAACGTTCCAATCGTGATTTGCCTTAGGGACATATATGACAGCGCTCTTTATGAATTGGCTAGGTACGATGCTGATCTTTTCAATGAAGTGCGTGATCTCTTGATCGAAGGTGTCCTGAAGTATCAGATCAAAGAATTGGGACGAGACTACACTCGTGACCAGATTGTGCAGATGTTTTTCTGCAATAACCAGGGAGTTGAGCTAACGTACGAGCATTATCGCCAAAGGGTTGTGGATCATAATTCACAAGGCAAAATTGATGATCCTCGCTATGCTGAATGTTGCCTTGGCGGGAATGATCTATCTCTTCAGAGCGGTGATTGCTATTATATGAGTGAACTCCCATTCAATTCAGGGTTGGAGAGCATCCCTGCAGATGTACATTCCTGCTAAATTGCTCCACACTAGACTGCTAGCGATTTGCCGATTTCGCCGAAGATCTTTCTAGTGTTGCTTGATTGTATGATTTATTATATGATTATATATATGTTACTCATTTGTTTCTGGAGTGTATGTATATGTTGGCGTGGCGTCCATGGCTGCTTGGTTAAAGATACCCGATTGTGAGCATAGGCATAGTCACAATTGTAATATGTCTGCGAATGACAACAATAATTATAATGATACACACGGTCTTTTGACCGAATTTATTGATGGATCCCATGGTACGACCTCGGAATCTTTCAATCCACCTGTTGATGATACGTTTTCGGATGGATACACTCCAGGTTTGGATTTACAAGAGTGGTTTTCACGCCCTTTGAAAATCAAGGAGTACACGTGGCAAGTTGGTGACTCATTCTTTGAGGGTTTCAATCCTTGGTATGATTATTTCAACAGTACGGCCATTCTTAACAAACTCAGAGGATATAGTAGGCTGCAAGCCACACTCCATCTTAAATTGGTGATTAACGCTCCACCTTACTATTATTCTGCTGGTGTTATGAGCTACCTCCCATTGTCAGGCCTAGAACGCAGTGTTCCTGTGGCAGGCAATTATACTGATGCTGGTCCCAATTATAGGTTCAGTGGCGGTACCGTTGACCCAGTGTTTTGTCCTGATAATCCCACATCTGGTGTTTGGTCAGGGGGTACTCCGTCTAGTAGTCTTATGGTTAGGACCTCCAGACCCAATGCTTGGTTTTATCCACAGTCGTCCAAGGGTTGTGAAATGGTTTTACCATTTTGCTATCATAAGAACTGGATTAACTTGGGTAGTGTTCGAGCTGGTCCTGTGCCTCCTGAACCTGGAGATCCATTGGAAGAGTTGTTGGATATGGGTGTTATTACACTTTGGTCCCCTGTGCCTCTTAGGTCCACAACTACTTCTTCCACAACACCTGTGACAGTCACTGTATATGCTTGGTGTGACATGCACAAGGTGGCTGGACCTTCCTTCGTTACACAATCTGGTGACGAGTATTCGGATAAGCCTGTTTCCACAGCCATGTCGACTGTGTCACGGGCTGCTCAGATGTTGTCTTATGTTCCTGCTATCAGGCCTTATGCAATGGCCACTTCAATGGCAGCTTCATCTGTTGGTTCTGTGGCTAGATGGTTCGGGTTTTCCAATCCGCCTGTAATTGACAATGTCTGTAGTGAACAGATCAATTACATGCCCCACTTTGCGTCACCTGAGATCTCTACTCAACAGGATAAGTTATCCTTAGATCCGAAGAATGAGGTCACAGTAGATTCTCGCACTGTTGGATTGGACGGAGTGGATCACATGACTATCAGACACATCATAGGTAGGGATGTCAGTTATACAATGGCCAATTGGGATTCTTCTATGAATCCCACTAGTGTCCTGTTCATGCAGCATGTAACACCTATGATCAGTGAAATCAAATGGCATGTTGGGACTGTGACTGGTGCTCCTGCAGCGTCTATCCAACCTTCACCTTCAGCACACGTTGGTGCTGCTTTTGGTTTTTGGACGGGACGCATTAAGTACACTTTCACAGCGATAGCATCTCAGTTTCACCGCGGTAGGTTGATGATTAATTATGATCCTGATGGTTTCAAGGGTTGGTACACTAGTTCTGCTTTTGAACAACCATACACGATCAGTAAGATCTGGGATTTGGCTGAAACTCCCAGTTTCTCTTTTGAGGTTCCTTGGATGTCTAGTAGGTCTTATTTGAAGACTGACGTTTCCACTTATGAGAAACTTTATTCACCTTTATATTCCGGTTCCGCTGTCCATTTCTCACAGAATTATCTTATTAATCCTACTCTGCCATACAATACTTCAAGTGCTCCTTCTTCTACCTTCTGTGACTTCAATGATAGCGCATTCAACGGAACGATCATCGTGTCAGTTCTCAACACCTTGACTAATGGTACTAGTGATTCCAGTCCTGTAAAATTGATTGTTTCGCTCGATTGTTCGGAAGTTGAATTTGCTAGTCCTATGGATTTTGACACTCCTCTTTCTTATTTCAGATTAGAATCAGGTGCAGATGAAATCGCTCAAGTTACTGATGAAGGACATGTTGACACTGAAGCCCCTCCTTATGTTTGGGGTGGCACAACTCATGACATCTATTATGGTGAGATAGTTAGATCTATCAGGCAGCTTTTGCATAGGACTGTCTTTTATGGCACTTCTCCATTCGCGCCGGTCAAACAAACTCCTAAAGTCAACACCGCTAACTACATACCAGAGGTCAAGTGGTGGGAAACCGGAGTTTCCACGACTGAAACTAGGCTTGGAAGTGATGCTTATCTTTTCGAATACTGTGCATCCCAGACTTTGCCAAATCTTCCTTACATGTCGGGGGCTTTGCCTTCAAATTTCCAACATGTTAGGGCCAACAGCAAATATATTGATACTGGAGCTTGGCATGAGGCAGGTGTTGCCAGTGGCACACCCTACCTTGGCTATAGACCCACCCACCCTACACCAACTTCATATTTTTCAAATTGTTATGTTGGTTGGAGGGGTTCAACTTGCTACATCGCCC